GACTATTAATCATGGGCAGTGGGAAGGTTGTATTGGGATTGAAGGCATGTTGCTCTGTGAAATGCCTGTTGAAAAGCATAAGCAAATGAAGTCTTATTATGCTAACAAAAGTGTAGAGCAAAATGAATCACTCGCAGGAGACCTTGATGCGTTAGGACGAAAAACTGGACAAAAGATTTTTCAAGAGAGAAAAAGTTCAGTTAGTGGTGGTAGGCAAATGTCTGCCATGGATGATTAATCGTAATTAGGAGATAAAAAATGGCAAACGTTGATGCTGCTTTTGGGTTAGTTCCCATTCGTCACCTAAGTGGAAATGGTTACTCTCGTGCTAATAAATATACTATTACTTCAGGATTATCTGAAAACATCTTTACTGGTGATTTAGTTATCATAACTGCAGATGGTGTAATAACACCTCATACTGCAGGAGAAGTTAATAATATAGGAGTTTTCGCAGGAGTATCTTATACTGCTTCAGATGGCTCATATGTTTACGCACAGTATTTTCCATCAGGAACAACTGCAACTAATATAATTGCATATGTTTATGATGATCCATATACAGTGTTTAAAGTTCAATCTGCAGGAACACCTGCCCAGACTAACATAGGTAATTGTGCTGAAGTTGTCGCTGGGACAGGCTCTACTACTACAGGTCAATCAGGTTTCGAAATGAATGGTACTATGAGTAATGGTACAGCTAGTTTAAAAATACTAGGTTTATACGAAGCTCCTGATAATGCCTTTGGTACAAATGCAATAATGGAAGTTCTTATCAATGAGCATCTGCTCAAAGATAGTGCTGGAATATAGGGAGATTTATAAATGGCAATGAATAGAGCACAATTCGCTAAAATGCTTGAGCCAGGATTAAACACCTTGTTCGGCTTAGAATACGATTCGTATCCACCAGAGTACACACCAGTGTTTGAAAGCAACACTTCTCAAAAAGCATTTGAAGAAGATGTATTGCTAACAGGTTTTGGTTTGGCTCCAACAAAAGATGAAGGTGCAGGAGTATCTTATGATGCAGCTTCACAACAGTTTACTGCAAGATATCAGCATGAAACTATCGCATTAGCATTTTCAGTTACTGAAGAAGCTGAGGAAGATGGTCTCTATGGATCAATTGCATCACGTTATACAAAAGCACTTGCTAGGTCTATGGCTTCTACTAAAGAAATCAAAGCAGCAAATGTTTTAAATAATGCGACAAGTACAACTGGTGGTGATGGTGTATCTTTATTAAGTACATCCCATCCGACTCAAAATGGAAATCAAAGTAATACTTTGGCAACTGCAGCAGATTTATCAGAAACTTCACTAGAAAGTATTTTGATTAATATTGCTGATATGAAAGATGATCGTGGTCTTAGGATCGCAGCACAAGGAACAATGTTAATTATTCCAACTGCTTATTCTTTCGTTGCAGAGAGATTACTTGAAAGTCAGTTAAGAACTGGAACTGCAGACAATGACATTAATGCTATCCGCAATGGTGGTTACCTGCCTCAAGGATATCATGTAATGAGACGTCTTACAGATTCAGATGCATTCTTTATCAAGACTGATGTTCCTGATGGATTAAAAATGTTCCAAAGAAGTCCTATGAAAAAAGGCATGGAAGGTGATTTTGAAACAGGAAATGTGCGTTATAAAGTAAGAGAAAGATATTCTTTCGGTTTTACTGATTGGCGTGGAATCTTTGGTACAGAAGGTGCTTCTTAAAAACTAAGATGAGAGAGGAGACAACTCCTCTCTCAAACCTTGATTGCAATAATGCAAACTAACCCAAGACAAGGAGATTAAAATGGGTACAACAACATTCAGTGGTCCAGTTAGATCACAAGATAGTCTTAAATTAATTAGTAAAGATTCAACTAGTGGATTGATTGCTGACAGAACTTTACATGGTAATGCAGCACATGATACTAGAAGATATTATTTAGAAGAGTGGTTTACACAACTTCCTAAATTAAATGCAGTAAATACTATTGATCCTGATGCAGATGATGCTTCAGCACTAGCACTTCATGTTTCTGCTAATAAAAATTTTGAAGTATTAGGCACAAATATGACAAGTGCATTATCTACTAGGAATGCAACTGCAGCAGGTATTACATTAACTACAGCCGGTGCAGATCAAGACCAAGCGATTGTTCTTCCTCATTTAGATAGTAATCAAACTGCATGGACAGGCACATTGTGGGGAACAGAAAACCAAACAGTCTGGGAATGCTCTATTAATACAAATGCTATTGACAATCAAAAAGTATGGGCAGGTCTAAAGTTAACAAATGATCAGCTTGTAGCAACTGATGCCAATCAAGCATATTTTAAATTTCAAACAGATGCTACAAACTCTGAGAGTTTTACAGATTTTACTAAATGGCATTTTATCCATAGTATTGCTGGTACAGATTTTATAAGTCAGTTGCCTATCACAGTTGCAGCAAATACTATTTATCATTTTAAAATAGCAATAGATGCAGATAGAAAGTTATCTATTTTTGTAGATGGTATACAGTATAATATCACATCTACATCTGGATCAACTGGTGGTACTGCTGTAACAAGTGGAACAACTAAGTCTGGTGCAATGACTGATGATATTGATTTAATTCCTTACATTGGTATTGAGGCAGGTGCTGCAGCAGCAGAAGCAGTAGATGTACATTATCAGTGCATTAGTAGAACAATATTTGAATAGAATATAATGGGGGATTAATTTCCCCCACTTTTATAAGGAGATTTAAATGGGTTATCAAACTGATGTAAGTGTATTAACAGTGAGTGATGAGAATGCTTCTGATGATGATAGATTAGTAACAGCAGCAAGACCAGATACTTCTGCCACAATGGCAAATACTACATTTGCTGGAGGTGATGCAAGAAATGTTATTGTAACAACAACAGGCACAGGTGATAATGCAAAAACTTGTACCATAACAGGCACTGATGTTTTTGGTGCTGCACAAACAGAAGTAATTACATCAACAGGAAGTGCAGAAGCTGTCGCTGGAACGAAATTATTTTTAACAGTAACAGCAGTTGAATGTTCAGCACAATATGCAGCAAACATAAAAGTAGGTTCTGGCACGTTGTGCGGAAAAGCTATAGGTGGTGGTGCAAGAATTAGATTAAAAGGCATGTCAATAGTTTCAGGTGGAACAGCAGGAACAATATCATTCTTTAATGGTACACCAGAATCAGGAACAGCATTATTTACAGCTAGGACTATAGGAACTGCAAATGATACTGTAGACAGAACTATACCATCAGAAGGAATTTTATTTGGTAGTGGTATGAGTGTATCATATACAGTTGACCATGCAGATATGATGACATTCTTTTTTACATAAGGATTAATTATGGCAACATCTGGAACAGTTACATTTAGACCTAATGTTGAGGAAGTAATAGCAGAATCTTTTGAAAGATGTGGTATTGATCCACAAACAAGAACCGGTGATCATGCTAGATCTGCAAGAAGAAGTTTAAATTTATTATTTTCTGAATTCGCTAATCGTGGAATTAATTACTGGACTGTAACACAAAACAATTTAACTCTTGTAAGTGGAACAACCAATTATACCTTACCAGCAGGAACGATTGACATATTGGATGCAGTTGTTAGGGATAGTTCATCAAATACAGATCAGATTATTAATAAAATTACTTTACAGGAATATAATCAGATACCAGATAAAAATAATGCAGGCAAACCAAGTCAATATATGATTGATAGACAATACACTCCTGTTATATATCTCTGGTCAGTTCCCAATGTTTCTACATTATCTTTAAATTATTGGGCGATGAATCAGCAAGAAGATATAACAGCATCTAATCAAGACACAGATATACCTTACAGATGGAGCGATGCAATATGTGCAGGTTTATCAACAAAGTTGGCTATGAAATATGCACCAGATAGATTTCAGCTGTTAAACGAGATGTATGAAAGAGCATTTAGTTTCGCAGCATCAAGTGATAATGATGGTGTAAGTTTACGAGTACAACCAACAGCATTGAATATAATATAATGGCAAGATACGCAACAGGAAAAAAATCAAAAGCAATAAGTGACATTAGTGGTTTTAAAGTTGATTATAAATCTTTAAAAACTACATATGACAATTTAAGAGTTGAGCCAGAAGAGTTTGATCCTAAACATCCACAACTAACACCAGCAAAAAATATTTTTGATGCAACTGCATTATTTCAACCAAGACCAGATAATGCTGAAGAAAATGTAAAATTAAATCTAGGTTTTACTCAAGATATTTTTGCAAGTAAAATTGAAAAATCACAAAAAGGCATAGGTGCAAAAGGCAAAGGTGTTGCAGAAAGTTTAACTGGATTAAATTTTAATTTTGGTGCAGATGTAACTGGCTTAGCAGGCACTTTAGCTCTAGGCACTTTTGTTATAAATTCACAAATAGCAGAAACAGATGCTGTTGGAACTGGTGCTATAGGAACAGCAGTCATAACTTTAAGTATTACAGAAACAGGAATTGCAGGAACTGGTGGTATAGGAACAGAAGTTGTAACTGTAAGTATTACTGAAGCAGGAGTTGCTGGTACAGGTGCAGTAGGAACAGAATCAATCAATATAGGTGGTTGGGGTAATCAGGCATGGGGTGACGGCACATGGGGTGATGGATAATGGATGAAGTAATGCTTTGGATGTATAGAAAGAGTTTGGTTGATCATATTTGTATCAACAACTATTCACCACGAGTTGCAAGGTTAATTTTAATGGGTAAAATATTATGAATTATGCAACATTAGTATCTAATATACAAAATTATATGGAAGATGATAGCACAGAGCTATCAAATTCAATAAATGATATAATAGCACAAGCTGAAGAGATGGTATTCCAAAGACTTCCTAGTCTTCCATGCTTTAGACAATTAACAACTGGAAGTTTAGTTATCGGAACATTTGATTATACAGTGGCAAATGCAAGGATGATAAGACAGGTTTCTATAACAGATTCTGACAGCAATATATCTTTTTTAGATCACAGAGTAGATAGTTATTTAAGAGACTATCATCCGAAAACAAGTACAACATCTACACCAGAAATGTATAGCACTAAAAATTCAACAACCTCTGGAATTATAATAACATTAGCACCTACACCAAGTGCAACTTTGGCATTTCAAGTTGATTTCATTGCTCCTGTCACAGGATTATCTTCAAGCAATACAACAACTTGGATAGGGGACAATGCAGAGAATGTATTATTAAATGCAGCATTATATGAAACTTCAGCTTTTCTTAGGAATAAAAATACAGTAGAGTTGTATAAAGCTAAATTCGATGAAGCTGTAGCATTGTTTCAACAAGAGATGGGAAGAAACTACACAGCAGAATATAACGCAGGAATATAAGGAGTTAATATGTCAATATCACAAGCAATGTGTACATCTTTTAAAGCAGAAATTTTAGATGAACAACATGATTTAATCGCTGATACACTTAAAATAGCATTGTACACAAGTTCAGCAAGTTTAGGTGAGGGAACAACTGCTTATTCAACAAGTAATGAAATAAGTGGCACAGGATATACTGCAGGTGGCGAAACATTAGGAAGTAAAGCAATTACAACGCATGGCACAACTGTTTGTTTTGATTTTGCTGATCCAACATGGACTTCTGCAACCTTTACTGCAAATGGTGCTTTGATATACAATGATACCAATAGTGATAAGGCAATAGCAGTTTTAGCTTTTGGTGGTGATTTCACAGTAGCTGGTGGTACATTTCAAATAGTTTTGCCGACAGCAGGAACAAGTGGAATAATTAGAATAGATTAGGAGTACAATAAATGGCTAGCACCTATGTAAATGATCTTAGATTAAATGAATTAGCAACCGGTGATGGCAGTGGTACATGGGGTACGACTACCAACACAAACCTTGAACTGATAGCAGAAGCATTAGGATTTGACACAGAAGCTATAACAACTAATGCTGATACACATACAAGCACAATAGCAGATGGTGCAACAGACCCAGTTAGGTCTATGTATGTTAAATATACTGGTACATTAGATAGTGCTTGTACTATTACTATTGCACCAAACACAATAAAAAGAGTCCACATTATAGAAAATGGAACAAGTGGATCACAAAATATAATTATTAGTCAAGGTTCAGGTGCAAATGTAACAATACCAGCAGGTGATTGTAAGGTATTATATCTAGATGGTGCTGGAAGTGGTGCAGCAGTGGTAGATGCCTTTGCATCATTAAGTGTAGTTGATCTCAAAGTACAAGATGATTTAAGTTTCACAAGTGATAGTGCAGTTGTATCTTTTGGTGCTGATGCAGATACAACTTTAACTCATACAGATGGAACTGGACTTACTTTAAACAGTACAAATAAACTTTGTTTTAATGATGCTAGTCAATTTATTCAAGGTGCAAGTGCTACAGTTTTAGATATTGCAGCAACAGATACTATTGAATTGACTGCAACTACAACTGCTATTGTAGGTAATCAAACTGTTTCTGGAACATTAGTATCAACTGGCAAGATAACATCTGATGCAGGTATAGATATTGATAATTTTAATATTGATGGCACAACTATAGCTTTATCATCTGGTGATATGACTTTAGATGTAGCAGGGGATATAATATTAAATGCAGATGGTGATGATTTTAAATTTCAAAATGATACTGTAAATTTACTTACTATAACAAACAGTTCAAGTGATGCAGTTATAAAACCAGCTACAGATGCAAAAGATATTATATTTCAACAGTTTGATGGCACAGCAGTTATGACTGTAGAGGATAATGTTTCTCTTGCAATTAATAATGATATTACAGTTGCTGGTAGGGCATCTGGTCATGTAACTACAGACAATGATGGTAGTTTTGATCTAGCAGTAGGAAATGATTTTATTTGTACAAGTGGTGGTAATTTAGCAATTACATTTACAAATGCAGCAGCAGGTCAATCTGGAAATATAAAATTTGTTAATGGTAGTAATCACACAATAACTGCTCATGCTGATGTAGCAATTAATGCAGATGTACTGACTACAATAAGTGCAAGTGGCACATACCATTTAGCTTACTTTTGTAGTGCAGCAAGTGGTAATGATACAATATTAGTTTCAGCCTCAGCGATACTAACATAGGAACACAGTATGAGTGTTATTAAATCAAATGGTGCAGGTTCAGGAGCAAGTGGTTTCTACAAAGGTGTTGCTACACAGTCATTAAGGTTTAATGATGATGATAGTGCTGTTTTAAGTAAGACATTTAGTTCTGCTGGTGATAGAAGGCTTTGGACTTTTGCAACATGGTTCAAAATAAGTGAAATTGGTGAT